GGAAACCGTTTTCACACTCGACCTCGATATCAATCGTAACGATAAGTATCTGGTCGATGTCCCAATCGACACTGTTAGGATATTCATCTGCGATGTAGCTGTAAGGAAACAGAGTGTTTCCATAGATTAGATGTGGTTGTTGCTTGTAACCTTCAATCCACTCTTTTGCATCTTTGATAGTATCGTGTTTCACAGGAGCAACATACTTACCCTCAAGAGTTTTGTACGGTGTCTCTTTTGAAACAGATGCAAAAAGTGTCGGTGAATATTTAACCTTGCGATTGATTCTTTCACCGTTTACAACTTCTCTCAACAGTAGGTTGTTTCCCCACTGTGTAATATTAGTATAAAACCTCATTCAAATATAATAACAAAATGTAAAGGTATTGTCAACTAAAGTTTTAATTCCCTTTGTTCATTTAACACTTGTGGATTTGTTGAACTAGAATTGAAATTAGAATTTAAAGAACTTAACTTGTCCTCTGCACTAGCTAGTTTTTCCATTTCACTATCCACAGCTGCAACGATGTCTGGGTGTTCACCGATACCAGCTGGGTTTCTTAGATACACATCAATGTTTGCTCTCGCAGATATTATTTCATATTCATATTTTTTTCTAAGTGCGTCTACGATCATTTTAAACCTCTCGTTTTTTTCCAATGTTATATTTTGTTTCAAGATTCCATTCATCTTTTTCCTTGAATGAAATAATTTTAATTTGACTCAATGGTGCTAAGTCATTTAACTCACCAACGACCTCAACAAGTTCCCAATCTTTTAATAACTTTGTAATCGTATTACGTCTTGCAATATCATTATCAGATAGGTTTGTTTCTTTACCATCGAGTGCAAATAATTCTTTAAAATGCACAATATAGTATCGTCCCTGTTTATGTAATATATGACAGGACTGATACAGTTTTCTTTCTTTTCTGGAAGCGACACCTATACGAGAAAGTGTTTCTCGTATTTTCAAAAAGTCATCTGGTTCTTTTAGTCTGACTTCTAGCATATCTTCCTGTGACCAGTTTATGCTATCCATTTTTTCCACCTTTATTCAAACTATTTTTAATAGTCTTTATCTGTTCATCGTTTAGTATTTCAAGAGCAGACTTGGCTTTCTCATTACTATATCCATAATACTCTTTAACATACTCAAGGTCTTTGACCTTTTTTGCTTTCATCCACGGCGTATATCTTTTGCGTGGTCTAATACTATTTAGTAAAAAGTCAAACTGTAACTTGTTATCTAGATGATGATAAAGGTTTATCTCATTGACCAAACCAATTGTGTCTGGGAATGGTGCGAGACATTTATTGACAATGAACGATGGGTATTTCTTTTCCCACATTTCATCCTCAGTGTCCATGAGATTATCCTTTCTATGGTTTATAGAGTTTAGATACTCTTTCAGTTCATAACTCATTTGAACTTCACCTGAGCCATAAGTTCAGTCATACACGCAAGAAGATTTATTTCTTGATCTGCGACAAATGCTGACTTATAGGAATATTCAGCCAAGATAACAACAGCATGAGGGATCGTAGACTTATCAATATGATCATAAAGAGAATCATAGACCCGCCTAAAAATACGCACAGGATCGTTGTCCAGATTGTTGACAATCCACTTTCGTACATTTGTAAACTCTTGGTTTTTAAGTGACTCCATAAGTTCATTGATATTTACCTCCGATAGATTAACAAGAATACCAGCATCAATCTGACCCGATGCAGAATATCTTTGAAGTTCGTTTAACACTCTCCTCCAATCTGGAAAGTATTTATTGAGAAGTTCTGCGACCGCTTTCTGATCAAACTTTACATTTTCATCTTTAAGTATGGTTTGCACACGACTAAAAAATTCAGATGCGAGTTTTGGTTTATCACTCTTTGGAATGATAAAGTCCACAACACTACATCGAGAATGTAATGGTTCAATCAGACGGTTCTTGTAGTTACAGGTTAGAATAAATCCACAGTTCTTGTGAAACTCTTCCATGAACCCACGCAGAGCTGGTTGAGTCGATTGTGGATTCAAATAATCTGACTCATCAAGTATGATATACTTGCGTCCACCTTCAAGTGAAACAGTCGATGCAAAGTTTTTGATTTTAGTTCTAAGAACATCGATACCCGATTCCTCAGAACCGTTTATCATCATCCACGTTGCACCTATTTCTTCTACCATCGCTTTCGCAACGGTGGTCTTACCTACGCCTGGCCCACCAGACAAAATAAGATTTGGTATGTGTTTATCTTTTACAAACTCGGAAAAAGATTCCTTGAGAGAGTTTGGTAGGATACACGCATCAATAGTTGTTGGGCGGTATTTCTCCACCCACAAAAAAGTTTCCATAATATAAAGCCTTCAAAATTATTCAGAGTAAGATGATTCTGGTTCAAGTGCAATCCAATATTCCACCGCATTACTTGTCTGACTTTTGAAGTGACTGATATTTTTAGATGATACCTTGACATCATAAGTGAGTGGCATCAACTTTAAATTTTCAACCTTGAAGTAAAAGTTATAATCACCTTGACCCTCAACATCTACATCTAAAGAGTAGTTGTTTGCAGTATCATTCTTTTTATCTTTTACTGTAAGATAAGAACCAACGCCATTCTTTTCCAGAACCAAATCAGGTGAACCAATCACACTAGCTGCACGTTGCACCTTAGATAGATCAGAACTATCAAGTGAAAAGTTTACCTCTGTCTTAGGCATTGTTATCTCACTACTTGGAGTAGTGACAACCGATGGGTCAGAGTAAAAATATTTTAGGGAGTTCCCTGTTTTTCCTTCCTCTGTGATCATCACGAAGTTTTCAGAAAAATCCAGAACTGGATTTGTAAATAAAGATAAAGCTGCAAGAAACTCATTCAAGTCATAGATTGCAATCTCTCTTGGAAAGTCCTCATCAACCTCTGCCTTTGCAACGATGTTTTTCATCGCAGACATTGTTGATATTGTTTTACCTTCCTTAATCACCAAGTTTTGATTTATGGAAGCAAAGTTCTTCAATACTGAAGTAGTGTGTTCACTTAGTTTCATTATATAAGTTCTCCATCTCGTTAATGTAAAGTGCTATGATACCATAATGTATCACCTTTAGCAAGTCCTTTCTATCCTTGCCGTTCTTTTTTCCATATCGTTGTGCATACTTGAGTATGTTACCGATACAAAATCCTTCGCCATGTCCACCGTCAATGATGAACTCTGTGGCTTGAAACTTATTCCGACTGTAATGCTCATCATAAGTTTTATCAATATATTCTTTCAATTCCTCAAGAGCTTTACTTTCATTATACTTGTAAGGAATTATATGTTTACCGATGTTCATTTAATAATATTTCCCTGTGCATCTATTTCACCACGTTCCATTTTTTCTTTTAGAACATTTGAGTATTTTGATTTTTCCTCTAGTGAATCGTGTATGTTAAAGTTTGCAACAAAAGTTCTGCGTTCACCCTCACCGAAAAAAGGAAACACCTCATGATTCAACCACTTTGGAAAAATCAAATATCGTCCAACCTTCGGCTGCATCGCATGATCAGTTTCTTCTTTTAACTGATATAAATCCTGTGAAGTATTTGTTCCCCAACTAAATTGTGTCCAACCATCAAGTAACCCTGATGCATGATGTATACCTTTCTCTGCCTCAGCTTGGGTTTTGTTTGCAATTTGTTCTGGAACTTTCAACCAAAGAATACTCGACAGTCCAGCTGGTGTTTGACAACCATGAGAGTGTCTTGGATTATAATCACCCTCGTAACTATGAACTGTCCATGCTTCAAAAGAAGTTGCAACGGATTCTCTTTTATATCCTTTCTGAACAAAAGTAGAACCGCAGTTATCTAAAACCTTTTTGAGTTGTTCGACATATTGATTTCCTTCTAATGAAAAATTAAGTTGTTTTGATTTTTCATTTTGACGTATCTGACCCACCAGACTATGACTATAATCTTCATCATTTGGTATGATGGTATTGTCGATATACTCGTTCATCTCATCGACAAAAGGTTTAGGAAAATCAACCACCATCATACGAGCTGCGGTGAAAGTTTTGATTCCCATTTCTGCTTTAAATGGTGTTTGATTTAATGAAGCACCTCTAGGAACTCCCGATAAGGAAAATTTTTCATCTTTTTGTGGTTTTGGTTTAGTATCACCAGCAAGTTCTTTAAGATTCATTACTGTATTCCTTCTCTATGTTACTTTTTCTTTTGGTGTGATATTTATATTAGCAGACATCGTTCTGCGTTCACCTTCACCAAAAAAGGGATTAACACCATGACGTAACCAAGCTGGAAACATCAACATCGTACCGACTTCTGGTTTAACATACTCTTCAGTGAGTGGTCTAAGAATGTTTGTGTCTCTCATACCATTTACACCCCATACAAGGTAGGTAAAACCGTCAACCGCACCAGAGGATTGATTGAGTCCATCAAATTTTTCTGATGGATTATCGAGTTCAGATATTTGCGGTGGTACTTTCAGATAAAGTATCATAGATAATCCCATCGGAGTTCTTGTTCCATGATCATGAACAGGATTATAATCACCCTCGTAACTGTGAACCGTCCACATTGATTGCATATCAACATCACAAGGTAAACCGATTGTTCTGTCAACATACTCTGAAGCTAATCGCAATAGAACACTTGAAAACTGTTCTCCAACGTCATCACCCTCATGAGGAAAATAAAGTTGCTTAGATTTTTCGTTTTGACGTATTTGACCTACCAAGACAGGCGAGTAGTCAACATTGTTAGGTATGATAGTATCATCGATATGACTGTTGAGTTCATCAATAACCTCTAATGGAAACTGAACACGCATCACATTGACAGCAAGTTTAGGACGCATCGCAATGTCCAATCCCTGTTGTTCTCTTGCCTGTTCCTGACCCTGTATAGAGTTTGGATCTGTGTTACCTTGAAAATCAGATAAGTCCTCACCAGCTGCTTGTTTACGATTATATTCCTCTGCAAGTTCTCGACTTTTTCTTCTGCGTTCTTCTTTTGCAGTTTCTTCTTTTCTTTCAGCTGCTTGTTCTGCAGCCCTTGCTTCTGCGTTTATCATATCCTTTCGTTTGATTAATTTAAAATCTTCAGTCATTTTAATACCTTCCTCAGTTAGTGCATCCTGTGCTGCTTTATTAAGTCTTTCCACCGCTTTATGATCACCTACCGATTGTAACAACTCTGAATAGTCGTTTATCGTAAAAGGTTTATCTGGTGGATTTTGTATTAGAGTAGTTTCTTCATCGCCCATAATGTCAATGCCATAGTGACCAGTGGGTACATCGATAACCATGTGCGGTCTGTCGAGACCAACTGATCTTGCAACACCTTTGTATGTATTGGGATAAAGTTTGTTTAGTTCAGCGTTAGAAAGATGACTGTTATCCTCATTGGACACCGCAGCTATTCTTACTTTTTTGTCACTGTCTTTTTCGTCACTCATAATAAAATACTTTTTTTTAATTTATATTATTGTATAAAAAAAGAGGGGGTATTGTCAACCCCCTCAATACATATCAACAAAATTATTTAATGTCGATCAGTTTAGGTTTTTTCTCTTCTGGAATCACCTGTTCTAATTCAATCAACAGTAAACCGTTTTCAAGTTTTGCACCGCTAACAACAATGTCATCAGCAAGTGTAAACCTACGATTGAATTTACGATAAGAGATTCCACGATGGAGAACATCAGGCTCATCTGAATTTTCTTTTACAGAACGAACCGTCAATACACCATTCGCAACTTCAACTTCAATATCGTCCTTACCGAAACCAGCCAGAGCCATTTCGATCTCATAACCATAGTCGCCAACCTTTCTAATGTTGTAGGGAGGGAAACCTGTAGAGTTCATGTTATTGTTAGTGTAGTCAACAAGTCTGTCGAATACACGATCAAAACCTACAGCGTAGGGGGTAAGTTGATTCACGTTAAAATTATCAAATAGATTTAATGCTTTAGTAGTAACCATATTTTTTCTCCTTATAAAAGCAAGATTAATTTTGTAATCCCTAAAAGGCGATTACACTATTATATATAAGGTTTGTATACCTTATATTACAAAAAGACCGAAAAAAATTTCGGTCTTGATGTTCGGTGAGAAGTGAAGTTTTAGAAAGGTGCTTCTGCTTCATCTTCTTCTTCAGTCTCATTCACACTTTCAGTTTCAGCGAGAGGATCAACTCCAGCATCAATCTTAGTGTAGAGATCCATGAACGATTCTTTAGTATCGTCATCGAATCGGTTGACGCATAACTCGATAGACTTCATTTTGTCATCGAAGATTGCAAACGCTTTTGCAATGTGGTCTAACCTACGAGTCGAGATAACTTCATCAACTCCACCCTCGAAGAAAGTCTTACGAATGACCTCAGCCCAAGTGACTAGGTTGGTCGCAAACTCTTCATCGACAGAACCATACTTCTTCATTGAACCAAGAACAATTCTTTTCTCAGTCGCAGTAGTCGCATAGGGTTGTTCGATAGTGATTGCAAATCGTTCTAGGAACGCTTCGTTCAGAATGTTAGTTCCGATGAATCGTCCATCCTCAGAACCTTTACCCTTAGTGTTGGCAGTCGCCATCACATTGAAACCTTCTTTTGGAGTCACCCATTTGTTTACTTTCTTTAGGAACACTCCCTTACCTTCAAGCACTGGTTGAAGTGCGAGTAACTTGTTTGAACCCAAATCACACTCATCGAGGAGCAACGTGCAACCACGTTCCATCGCTTCGATAACAGGGCCAGGCACAAACTTGGTTTCACCGTTTATCAATCGGAATCCACCGAGCAAGTCATCCTCATCAGTCTCGATAGTGATGTTTACTCGAATCAATTCTTTTTTGAGTTTTGCGTGAATCTGTTCGATCATCAAAGTCTTACCGTTACCAGAAAGACCAGTAACAAAAACTGGATAGAACATCTTAGACTCAACAATCTTTTTGATTGTCGCAAAGTGACCCCAAGGCACAAAACCTTCAAAGGGACTAGGAACTAAATTTTGTGTTTCCATGTTGGTCGCAACCAAATTCATAACCGCCTCTTGGGCAACTGGTTCTGCGACAACAGGAGCTGGTGTTAGAACCTTTTTAGTTTTAGGTTTTTGAACCTTTACAGTTTCCATCGAAACTGGTATCTGATATAAACCATCCTCGGTCAACATACCAGCCTGTTTCAAATGACCTAATCCAAAACCAGATTTACCTATTGTTTTGAGAACGTGTTTCGCAGAATCTTCGGACAGGGCTGTACCAGCACCAAACTGTTTCATCGCTTCTATTTTAAATGCATCAATCGCTTTCATAATGTAACCTCATCTTTTTTCACACTATACATATATTATCGTCTATTTTGGGGGGCATTGTCAACCCCCTATGTAAGTCCTTGATTTATAAAGGATTTTACGCAACCATTCCAATGAACTTATTGAGTAATGGGCGATTTACAGTCTTACTGGTTGCATTTTTCTTGAACGCACTTTTAAGAGCAGACTTACTCGCTCCAACCTCAACCTCGATACCCTTGTTCTCCAAGTCGATATCCATACTAGGTAGAATGTAATACTCATCATAACCAGCTGACTTGCAAACAGCGACATTGTTTTTCTTTAGTTCTTTACGAACCTTTTTGAAATCGCAATCGTAACCAAACTTTTCTTCGAGGACTCTTCTAGGTACTGTTCCATTCTTACCAGAACCAGCGATAAAGAATCCTACCAAATTCATGTTAGGAACTCTTTGTTTTAGAAGTGATAGATAAAACGCAGTTGTCTTTTGAGCGACAATAGCATAATCAGAACGATGATAAGTATAGCGAAGAGTTGTTCTTAGTTTTGCACCAGTTACAGGATCGGTCACTATCATATCATCTCCACGACTTAGGAAACCCTGTTTATATTCACGTTCATCATCCTCAGTTGGAATTTCAACAAACCCATCTAATCGTTGACTCTCACCATCAGTCAGAAAAATAGTGTTAACTTTTTGAACACCAGTTTCAGACTTGAACTTTGGTAGAACATCCATGGCTGCGATGATAGCAGTATCTAACGGAGTTCCATACAAGTCAAAATTTCTTGGATTTGGTAAATATGGTCTTTCACCCCTACAACTATAACTATTTCTATGAGTGATAGATCCCACCAGAGTATGAAGTTTAAGTATTGCTTCGTTAAACTCGTTTGTACTCATGTTACTTGAGAGAAAGTTTAACAAATGTAGCCTGTCTAAACTCAAATCATTTACTTTTGGTTTTTGGTAATAATCAATACCAGCATTTTCTTGACCAGCTCTTCTATAATAGTCAGAGAACGCATAGACCTCGAAAGGTATTTTTACTCTTTGACAGAACCATACTAGGTTATACAACTGTTTAACAGTTCCCTCTATATTACAATACATAGAACCAGACCAATCCAAGAATATCACCATTCCATGACTGGTGGCGCCAGGCAGAGTAGTGACTTTTGCGAATAGGTCATCATTGTACTTGTAAGTATGAACCTTGCTCAAATCCAACTTACCAGTTTTAGAAATAGATGCACGAGCATATTGATCTGCAGCCTTCTTCATTTCAAACTCTTTAACCATATAAGAGATAGTCTTTTTACTTTCGAGTTTTAACTTAGTCAGATCGTTTTGATACCATGTTTTAGATTTGTCATATGCCTTGGGATTTTTTTCTGACCAGTATTGATCTAGTTCCTTCATAATCTCATCAGAACTAACAATGATGTTTTTAAGATTTGCTTTGGGAACTTGGTAGTATCCTATGTCTGGAGAATTTTCATCCAACATTTCTTTAGCAGACTCACTCCATGCGTCATCAGTGGTCGCACTAATCGGCGTATCTGATTTACCAGCACTACCAGCGTTTACTGTCTCTTGATTTTCTTGTTCCTCACCATCTTCATCTTCATCAGATTCTTGAGTAGAAGATACTTCAGTTTCTTCACCATCCTCAGCATCACCCTCAGCACCTTCGGTAACTTCGGTTTCCTCATCAGAACTTTCACTCTCATCAGAGGATTCCATATCCTGATCGATTT